TCTTTCCTTGTCTAAATCTGTAACAACGGAGTCGATGTAATTATACACTATTGTTTCGGTGTTGTCAAGATTTATTTCTTCGTCCGAAACATTTGTTCCAATGAACTCAGAAAAATCTTCTGCAATTTTTAGTTCATGAATTTTTTGTGATTGTATTCTATCAACAAATCTTTCAAACTTATAGGGGTCTCCTTTATTGACCACAATAACTTTTACAAACTTTTCGTCAAGATGTCTTAGGTCTTGAAAATCATTTATCTTTTCATGGTCATAATATATCTTCTCATAAATTCTATATGGATTTTGTATCGGTGTAAGTTCTCTTGTTTCAGTATCAAGAATATGAAAATACTTAGGGTCGTCACAATCATTCCAAAAGAATTCCATTTGAGCACCAAGATAATGAATATTACCTTGAGTAGATTTTGCGTGGAAGTGTCCCGTCAAAACCATTTCAAACTTTTCAAATGGTTGTCTACTCATACCGTCCATACAAGGCATTCCTTTAGACATATCAAATCCTTGTAGTTCTAAGTGAGCTCCTAGTATTGATGCATTACAATTATTAATAAATTCTAAGGACTCTTCTTCATTGTCTTCCGCAATCCATGGAAGTAATCCAATATTCAAACCGTCATAATTCATTACAGTTGGTTTGTCTACAATGTTCACTTCATTCATGTAGTGACCTTGTAGTTCTTTCAATGAGTTTAACTCATTCGTGTTTTTAAAATAAGTATCGTGATTACCTAAGATGATATCCATAGTGATACCATACTCTCTAAGTTTTTCTAAAAATATTTTACGATTATGATTTAAACATTTAAAGTTTACGGTCTTACGATTATCGTAGTAATCTCCTAGATGTAAAATTCTATTTATTCCATTATCATTTAGATACGGAAAAAATACATCACGATAAAACTTCTCTTGATACTCCATAAAGATATCAGAAGAATTACGAATACCACAATGGGTATCATTAAGTATAGCGATTTTCATAATGTTCTCTCAACTATAAACTGGAGCGGAAGGAAGGGTTGACCAACATCTTCACTATGGAATAGTAATATTTTAATTAAACTACTTCCGCAAATTTTCCAGTATTATACATACCTTGACAAATAATGTCAAGCGTTATTTTTTAGGTTTGATTAATTTAGTCCATTCATCTTTATCTTTATCTTGTGGTAAAGAACCAATGTGTGTTAAAAAATCTACTTCAACTCCTATTTGTTTTAAAATACCTTTCATGAAATCTAAATCTAATTGAAAGTTTTCACGTTTCTTATCAAAAGTGGCTTTTTTAGTAGGATTTCCCATGTGAGAAATAACATAAGATTTCTCTCCATTTTGAACATACTTTTTCATTGCTCTCCAAAAGGTTCTGTAAAGATAACCTTCTTTACATAAAAAACCGTTCATTTTTCTTTTAGAGTCCCATTCTCCACCAAACTTATAATCTTCTTTTGAATAAATGTAAGACCATTCAATTGCTTGTGAAGGTGAATAAAACATAAATCTTTGTGGTATACCTTCATCGTGAAGTACCATTTTCAAGATTTTATCTTTGGATTGTTTTTTTCTACTTCTTGCAACTAAATCAAGTTGTTTTTTGATTGCGGTTTCATTATCTTTAATAAGACCTTCTTTAATCATTTTTCCTAAAGCAGCTTTTAAATCACCTTCTTGTTGATTTAATTTTGGTAAGGGTTCGTTTTCTTCCATTCTAACAGAATAAAGTCCTTTTCTATCTGTATTAATTACAGTGAAAAAATAACTCCTTAGACCCAATTCTATTAATGCGGGAGTTCTGTGCCAACCATAACTTAACTCATAAGGTTTATCAGTTTTGTATTTATCCTTAGTTTCTTGCGTAGTTGGAATTACACAAGGTGGATATTGGTTTAGGTCAATCCCCTTAGAAAAAGACTGTTTCAAACTTTCAATATGTGCAATATTCTCGTTTGCTATTTGTCTAGTTTTATTGTTTTCAGAAGAGTCCATAAAGATATCATCGAAATCAATCATTTGTGTACCGATGACTTTTACGCCTAGATGTTCGAATGAAGGTTGTGCAACCCTCTTTAGGTCAATCGAAGTGACCTCGCTTAAATCAATAAACATAGTTTTCTCCAGTTAATTTAGGATAAGTGAGTCTTTATATAAATCATAAGACAAACTTAATCTTTGTTATTGTACGAACAATTAAATTGTTCTCCTTAGTATATATAAGACTTTCATCTTATAATATCAATATCATCTGCATTAGAATTCCATGTCTCTAATTGAGTCCTAAGTCTTCCGTCAGATTTTAGTGATGCGTATCTCCTTGATGCTTTATTTTTCCACCAATTGACTACACTTTCAAAACTATATCTATCATAGTTTTCTTTTTTAACAAGTGTGTCTGTTTCAAGATTTAAGTATTCTTTTACATTTGCATATCCGTAGTCGGACATAAATTGTCTTTTTCTTTCTGTTAATCCTTTTGCTTTTAAAATTGTTTGTTCAAACTTTTCATATTCTTTTATGTCATGTTTTTTCAAAGAGTTTTTAATGATACCAACCATTTTAGTTTGTGACTTTAACTTACGAGAAGACGCATCTTTATGAACTAAAGGTTCTCCATTATTTTTTTCAATAAACCAATCATTTAATTTAAGATAATTTTCATCGTTGATAAGTGGTAAAAAATCTGACTCTGTTAATCCTTTAAATCTTAGAAAAGGTTTCATACCGTCATACATAGATACTGTTTTACTTGAACCATATAAAGATGTAGTCTCGAACATACAGAAAGGCCCACCATATTTTTTATCTAATAAATCTTTTGTTAAATGAGAACAACAAATAGCTGCAAGTAGTTTACCACCTATATAATTAAAACCAAAGGGTTGTGTTGGAACAATCGCAAAACCCATAATAACTGAGTCGTTAAATCTTTTCATTACATCTGCATTTTGAGTGTCTAATGGTTTACCTAAAAAATCGTTTCTAGGTTTTGAATTAATTGTAGGTGAACCAAATCTTATCATACCCACAATTTTATTAGTATTTTTTTCTTTAACAAAAAGTTTTACTCCTTTGCCTGGCACACTTTTTGATATTGGTGCAGATGTAGTAATTTCTAATAAATCATTAAAATAATCCGTTGGTGCATCTTGTACTACAATATCCATATCTTCTGGGTGCATATCAAAGTCAGTAAACATATCGTCTTCTGGGCCCATGCCTGGTAGTGCAGTAGGAAATTTAGACATTCTTTCTAATTTTACTCTACGCATATAATCTTCAATACCTTTAAATCCATTGAAATATTCATGGAATACATTTGATGCATGTATAGAGTCTTGTTTATTTAATATCATATATAATATCTAGGATTTTCCTAGTGTGTGTATTATACCTATCAAAACAACTATTGTCAACCACTAAAAACATATAAATAGAAGTATGCCTATTAATACTACAAACATTACTACGCAAGTTGAAGACCAAGAACTAACGTCTAATCTGAATTACTTGCAACCTACGGGATTTAAAGTTCTAATAGACCGTGCAAAGTATCCTAACTTAGAATACTTTTGTCAATCAGTAGAACACCCAAGTGTCAGTGCAAACGCAGTTGACCTACCAGTAAGAAGAGTAACCGCAGTCCCATTGCCTGGCGACAAGATTACTCATGGAGAAATAGGATTTACTATAATACTAGATGAAGAAATGACTGCATACAATGAAATGCATAATTGGTTGCAAAGACTTGTAAACGAAGGACAAGTAGGGCCTAGTGGAAGAGATACTAAGTTTCCTACTTTTGCAGACATAACTCTAATGATATTGTCTAGTCATAATAACACAACGCAAAAAATTAGATATAGAGATTGTCTACCCGTATCATTGGGTGGTATAAACTTTACCACTACTACTGGTAATGTAACTTATCTTACCTTTACTGCGTCATTTAGGTTCTCAACATTTGAGATAGTAAAACAAACATGAAGATAATAAAAACAACAACACCTTTAGATACTATAGAATATGACGGAGACTATCCAGTAAACTTAGACCCAGTAGATGTCGTAGAAATATTCAACACACCTTTGGTGGGTTCTTACAACTGGGATTATACTGTGCAAGATAATCGTATTAAAAAACTATATGAGTTAGGTAAACAACTTAACTGGGACGTAGAGATTGATGTTGATTGGACTCCAGAAGTAATAGACATTTCAGAAGAAAGGTTTCAATGGGAAGACAGTCAATGGAACGGACACCCAGTATATAAGACTTGGGATAGAATGCGAAAGGAAGAATTTTTTAGAGATTTAAATAGTTGGTCTACCAGTCAGTTTCTACACGGAGAACAAGGTGCATTATTGGTTGCGAGTCAACTTGCATCATGTGCTCCAACTTTCAATGCGAAACTCTATGCGGCTTCTCAAACTTTTGATGAAGCACGTCACGTAGAATGTTTTAACAAATACATACAAACAAGATTACAAAAGAGTTGGCCTATAAGTCGTGCGTTGAAAGGATTATTAGATAAGATACTTACTGACTCAAGGTGGGATTTAAAATTTATTGGTATGCAAGTAGTAATAGAAGGACTTGCACTTGCAGCTTTTCAAACTGCAAAAGATACTACCGAAGACCCAGTATTCAAAGACATGTTAAATCTTATTATTAGAGATGAAGCACGTCATGTGACTTTTGGTATAAACTATCTTACTGACTTTGTACAGACACTATCCGAAGAAGAAAGAATGGACAGAGCAAAGTTTGCGTTAGAAGCATGTACAGTAAGTAGAAATAGATTAAGACCACATGCAGTTTGGGAAACTTATGGACTGGATATCAAAGAAACCGAAGAGTATTCTCAAAAAGAAATTGCAGAAAATGTATTTCAATCTTTATTGTTTAGTAGAATAATGCCCAACTTGAAAAAGATTGGATTACTACATGATGACCTTCTACCAGAATATGAGAAACTTGGTGTTCTTGGTTTTGCAGACGGAGATAGTGATTACGAATTAAGTTGGGACGAATTGAGTAAACCATTGAGGGAGATTGCATGAGAAGTATAATGGCACCGCAAATAGTTGATGTACTTATCAAACAGTGTGAGGCGGGTATTGAAAGACACAAAATGAATGTGCGAGTACTGACTGAGAAAAGAGTTGGTCTTGCAGAACATGGTGATTTGATAGTTACTATTGAAGAAGAACTAGATAAGATTGCACACTTTGAAGATAGACTTTCTGTACTAAAAAAACACTTTACATAATCTGTTGGATACTGTATAATATGCAGTTATGATTGACTTAGATACTATATTAGCAGAGTGGAAAGAAGACTCACAAATACCTAAAAATCAATTAGACGAAGCATCTCGTAAAACACCTGAGTTGCATCATAAGTATTTGTCTTATCTTTCTGCAATGAAACTCAGATTAAAAAGGTCAGAGTTTGAACAAAAGAATTTATTAAAAGATAAGTGGTTATACTACGAAGGTAAAATGTCGCAAGAAGACATTGAGTCTCGTGGTTGGAAACCTGACCCTTATGACGGTCTTGTTATCACAACAAAAGGTCAGAAAGAAAACTGGTATGATACTGACAAAGAGATACAAGACTCAGAACTTAAAATCCAATACCTTACGACATGTATAGATACATTAACAGAGATTGTTAACAATATCACATGGAGACATCAAACTATAAGTAATATGATTAAGTGGAGGCAGTTTGAAACTGGTATTTAATGCGTCCCGCAAATACTATTCAAGTAGGTCTAAAAGACCATTCCATGATGTTGGTAGACTGCGAAGGTCATCAACTCAAAGAACTATCTGAATACTTTTCCTTTTTTGTCCCTGGCCATAGATATATGCCTGCATTCAAACGCAGAGTATGGGACGGTAAAATTCGTTTATTTAATCAAATGACTCGTGAATTAAATGCGGGTCTATATCCACATTTAAAAAAGTTTGCATTGGATAGAATGTATCCCGTACAACTTGTAGACAATGACGAGTATGGACACCCAGAACTCCGAAATAAAGTTCAACATAAATCCCTTGTAAAATATCTTGACAGTTTAGATGCACCGTTTGAGATACGAGATTATCAGTACGATGCGATATCACATGGTATAGAGAACAAAAGATGTTTATTACTCTCCCCTACTGGAAGTGGTAAGTCGTTTATCATCTATAATCTATTACGTTGGTACTATGACAATCACGATAAGAACATGTTAATTATTGTTCCCACAACAAGTTTAGTAGAACAATTATATAAAGACTTTTATGAATATGGATTTGATGTAGAGAATGAAGTACACCGTATCTATTCTGGAAAGGATAAGATTACTGATAAAAGAATTATTATCTCTACATGGCAATCTATCTATCGTCTTAAGTTTGATTGGTTTGAACAATTCGGTGCAGTCTTTGGAGACGAAGTACATTTATTTAAGGCTAAGTCGTTGACGGGTGTAATGAATAAATGTAAGAATGCAGAATATCGTTTTGGTACTACGGGTACACTGGACGGTACAGAAACAAATAA